AAGTTACTGGTGCATCAGCTAGTGCAGGCGTAGTAACAATGACATTTGTAGCGGTTACCGGAGCTACAACTATAACTGCTAATCCATATGCCGTTGGTAATGTAATTAACGTCGAGGGAATGACTCCTAGTAATTACAATGGAACATATACTGTAATCACTTGTAGCGTAAGCAGTGGAATCGCAACTGTAACTTTCAATAATCCAGCACCGACAACTTCTGCAACAGCCTATGGAAATATTGCAGTTGGTAAAGCTGTTGTTAATACAGTTAGCGGAAACGTTTTAAATTGTACTACCATCTACCCATTTACTACAGCTGGCACACTGGCTGTAAACACTTGGCATCTATGGGGGACTATTAATTACGGACGTCATTATTTGACAGACCCATTAGATATAACAAGTACTCCAAAGAACAATAAAAATATTGATGTATTCTTATGTAATGACGCAACTCGTATTAAGTTAATTACATGTCAAGGACACGGCGGATTTATGATGGTGCTTGACCCAGAAGGTCAAATTAAAACCAAGTCACCGTACGGACAAGAATCTGCTAGCTTCTCTGGCAGTATTAACAAGCAACGTTTTGCTGGTGGTCAGTTTGCTGACGGATTTGCTGGACGACTATTTGGTAATATTACTGGCATAACCAACAGTGGTTATAATGTTACAGTAACTGGTACTAAGAATAGCGGACTTGATGTACGTCCTCCACAGACTCCGACAGCATTTTATTTGCAGGGTTTCCGTTACCAGATTAATCAAGTACAAAGTTTTAACAGTTTAACATATACCGCGGTATTATTGTTAGATGTCGGTACTCCGTTCTATCCTCCTAACTTGTTAGGTATCAGCACATTTGTCAACAATGTAGGAAATATAACACAAGCGGTTGCTTACGACATGGTATTTGGCACTAACTATCAAACTGTACGTACTGCAATAACTTATTTGGCTCCTCAAAACCAAGTTAGTGCAACTGCACAAACATTTGTTACACAGGGTATAACAAAGATCGGTGGTATTATTTCTACCAACTTATCTTTACAAACAGCTAACCAAACTAGTGTAATAAACAGCCTTGCGGTTATTAATAACGTTATTATTAACGGTAGCGTATCTCTTCCATCGATAACATGGGTAGATCCGGTTGGTGTTAGCACAGCCGTTAGCAATGCTAGAAAAATACTTACCATAAACAAAACGTTTATTCAAAACGAAGTTAGTTCTTATATTGCAAGTAATTTTGTTACCAATACCTTAATTTCTTACAACGCTGTTAAAACACAAAGAGATATTGGATACATTGTAGACGCAATTTGTTATGACTTACTATACGGCGGAAATAGTTCGTGTTATGATCTAGTACAAACATTCTATGTAAACTTGTCTAACTATGGTCCTGTTTATACTGCGGGTCTTACTCGCTTACAAAGTGTTCTTAGCCAGATTGTTCAAAATCAAACCGTAACACCAAGTATTGGTAACTTGGCCACACAAGACAAGACCAGTTATACTGCGGCTACATCAACACAGGCTACCACAATCCAAACATTATTAGCCTTGATAATTGACTATCTAGCTGACGGAATTTTTGATAACGATATTGTATGTACTATCACTGCTGGTAGCACCGCAGTTACAAACTTGTCATATCATCCGGCATTGACTAACGGTGTTAGCGTTAGCGGAGTTGGAATACTTGCAGGCACAACTTTAGGCAGTATTAATTTGTCAACTGGTACAGGTACATTAAGTCAGGCTGCAACAGTAAGTTCAACTGTGACCGGCGGTAGCAACATCGGCGGAACAATTTTGACATTGAGCGGTGGATCTGTTAGTGCATGGGTACGAACAGTACCAACTGTTACAGCTCAATCGTCTACTGCCCAAGCAGATTTTTATGCAATACAAAGTAATTTGTATCCAACAACTACTGTGGCATGGTCAAGCGGTGGTGTAAGCGGAACAAACTCGTTAGTTGTTGCTTCAACTACATCTGTGTTGTCTAGTGTAAGTATTACTAGCACTACTGGCGACTTTGCATGTAGCAGTGCTACATTGATATTGGGCAACGCTATTACTATTACTGGTACGCCAAGCGGAACTGGTAGCATCAGCGGATATTCAAGCGGAACTGTATACTATATTATATTCAGTGGTAGTAGTACTTCGTTTAAATTATCAAAGACTCCCGGTGGTGCACCAATAACAACTGTTGCAGGATCTGTAACAGGTTTAACTTTCACTACAAGTATCGGATACGGAATAAATCCAGGACAAAGTGTTAGCGGAACTGGTGTTCCTGCAAATACGTTTGTTTCTAATACGTTTGTTCCCGGCAGCACTACAGTTACATTAACCAATAATTTAACCACACAAGCCGCTGGAAGTTATGTATTTGGTAGCAGTAGTGTTGACATCAAAGATAGTGTTTATGTATTTTTAAATAACGGTGCAAACATTCCAATCAATATTGAGATGGGCGGTAATAAATCAATGTTGAGTAATGACTTTACACAAGTCAACGACTTAGGCTATGCACTAGTTGCAACTAACGGCGGCGCGATGGAAGCTGTTAGTGCGTTTACATATTATGACTATGTAAGTTATTGGGCATTGAACGGAGGACAGATTCGTTCAGTAGCTGGTTCAAGTTCGTATGGCGTATACGGTCTACGTGCGACAGGTGCTGACGTCACTGAATTGCCTAACGCAGTTAACATTGCCAACGATATGATTGGTGTGGCACAGATATATAAACAAGGTATATATGCTTCAGAAATGTTAACAACAACTGGACATAATTTACAAGTTTTCATTATCAACTATGCATTTGTACCCGAAGGCACAAGTGAATTAGAAATTGACCACACAGCTAGCGGTGGCGGTATTACTCGTTACTTGATTAGTACTGTAAGTCATACCAGCGTATATGTCAACGGACAGAACGTATTAGCATTGGGTCTAAGCACACAGGGTACTAACGCAACTGTTACAACAGGTCTTGCTTATGCATTGTATGATCAACAAAGCGTTGTTATTCGCGGATTACAACAATGGCGTTTTTATAATATCAGTAACGTCAAGCCAGTTCGCCCAAGTACAGCGTTACAATTTACTACCAATTTAGGTAGCATCTATCGTATTATTGCATACGGATTAATTGAAAGTACCGGTGAACAATTGCCGGCTAACACTGCCATCTTAACCATTGATGCAAGTTTTGCCTACTACTTGTTTACTATCGATGCAAACAATGTTACCACTGGAGATATAGCGAACTATACAGCTAAGGCAAATGTGCTATATCTTGGTAGTATTCTTTCAACAACAACATTTGGTACATTTATTGGAACTAGTGTTAGTGCCGCTAACAGCTATACCGGAGTTACACAATATAGCACAACTGGACAAGGTTCTGGTGCTGTCTTTACAGTTATTAAAACTGGTGGTGGAACTTCGTATACAACAGGTACTGTAACTATTACAATGACAAGTCCTGGCTACGGATATGCTACTGGTGATAATATTGTTCTTCCTGGTGCAAGTTTAGGCGGAGCAACACCTGCAAATAATTTAACTTTCACTATTACTGGTCCTTCAAATAGTGTTGCAAGTACAACCTTATATGTTAACAACGTAACTATCGGTGCAATTGCTACAGGTCAGATAGTTAGTGGACAAGGTTTAACAAATCAGAAAGTAGTTAACGTTACTTCTCCAACAGCAGTAACATCAATAACAACTACTGCTCTCACAAGTGTTAACGGTTCTGGATTATTTACTACTACTAATGCAACTGCACTGTCAGTCGGTATGGTAGTTGTTATTAGCGGAACGCAAGGCGGGTCCATTGCGCAATTAGCTTCTGGAACATATTATATTGTTAGTACAAACGGTACAACAACATTTACATTATCTACTCAATATGGTGGAGTTAATAATCCTTACATTCCTGTAACTGTTGGAAGTTTATTCTCAAGCAACTATACCTTGACAATTAATAGCGGTTACTATGCTATTACATTAAGTGCGGTGCCTACTAGTCAACCATACGGACCTGTAACATTCAGTACAGCTACTCAAGGTTATAGTCTAGGAGATAGTAAAGTTGCGGTGTTAGGTATTTCAGATCCTACTACAATTAACCAAGTTAATCAAGGTATCTATATTACAGCGTGGGGTGGAAAATCATTCCGTGTAATCAGCTATACACCGGCAGTTGTACCTGCTAGCGGAACTTATAGCAGTTATAATTCTGGAACATTGACATTGGTTATTACCAGTGTTGCTGGTACGATAACAGTAGGGCAAGTTATTCAAGGTAACGGATTTAATGGAACTCAATATGTTCAAAGTGTATCAACCGTTACAGTTAACAACAGCGTCACTGCAACTGTAGTATTGACTGCGGCAGCATCCGGAACTCCGTCAGGAACAATTATATCTGGTATTGCGGCAAATCCGTATTTGACTCTAGATCCTAACGCAATTTATAATTTATCTAGTGTCGGTACTAGTGTTAACGCTATGACTTTTGCTAGTTATTCTGCGGTTACTTCTAGTAGAAAGAATATAACTTTTAATATTCCTTATAGTCCTAATGCTGTTCTTCCAGTGGTAGACAGTTACTTGACTGTTGCAGGGCAGACAAATACAGCCTATAATGGTACATGGCAAGTTGTTGGCGTTACAAATATTACTACTATTACAGTAACTAGCACTGCAAACTTGTCAGTTGGTATGGTTGTTAATAATATTTCAACTACTATTGCATTGACTGGCTTAACACAATCTCTACCGCAAACTGGATATGTAACAGTTACATTTAACGCTCAATCAACTATACCTTTCCAAGCTGGTTCAGTTATTAACATTTCTGGTATCAGTAGTCCAACCGGATACAATGGAACTTATACTGTAGTAACTGGAACAAATAGTTCTGTAGTTTTTGCTAGTACTCAAACAGGTGCATGGAGCGGCTCTGGTACTATTTCTACTCCGTTCGCGTATGTACCATCGAGTACAATTATTCAAAGTATTTTAGACAGTACACGCTTTACAGTAAGTCCTGCATGTTGGGTACAATACGGTGCTGTTATTAGTAGTAGTCAAATTGCCACAGTATCAGGCGTAACTATTACCAACGGTGGATCAGGTTATACCACAGCTCCAACATTGACATTTAGTGGTGGCGGTGCGGTTACACAAGCTATTGCTACATGTACAATACAAGGCGGTGTTATTACAGGAATAACATTAGTGAGCCCAGGTTATGGATATACTAGTGTTCCGACTATTGCATTAAGTCAAACATTAAACGGTGCCCAACTTACTGCGATTATTACATCAACTGTTACTGTACAGACTGTTGCACAAGCAGGTTTTAATACAACACAAGCAACATTACAATATACAACAGATCCAGGCACAAGCGGCAACGCAACTGCTGTAAGTTCAAATTCAGCAATAATGTCTGCTAGCACAATTAACAGTAGTGGTGTTCTAACAGTAGGTACACTAAGTAGTGGTACAATTGTATCAGGCATGGTGTTGAGTGGTACAGGTCTTGCACAAGTTACTAGCAACAGTGTATATGGTTTGCTTACTACCGGTAGTACTGGAACATTTATTTTAACTACTGCATCAGTACCATATGTTGCAGGAGAAAATATTGTTGTAACAGGTGTTACTCCAAGCGGATATAACGGAAGTTATGCAATTAGCTCGATTTATTCAGCATCGTTTACAATAACTGCTGGCTTCTCTAGTGCGGGTACAACATCTAGTTCAGTTGGTGTAAGCGGACTTTCAAGTGTTGGTAACATATTGACTATAAATGGCGGCATTACAAATCCGCTAAACGTTGTTACAGGATCAGTACTTAGTGGTGCAAACATTACTACTGGCACTTACATTACTAGTATAAACACATTTACAAGTACACAGAGTACTATAGCTAGTGGTGTACTAACCGTAGCTGGCCTTGCAACTGGCACAGTGACTCTTGGCATGGTAGTTAATACTACAGCCTGGTCAAATACAAATGCCATGATAATGAGCTACTACCCAAGTGGTACACAAACTGGTGTATTAACCTTGGCTGGCACACAAACTGGTGTAGTATATATTGGTCAGCTATTGAGTCAAACAGTAACTACCGGTGCAACCATTAGTTCTGGTACAGCCTATGTTACTAGTATTATCGGTGCTACGACACAAAGTACAGGTAGTACTATTGCTCCTGGAACTCCTGTTACATTTACAGGTAGTATCACAGGAACTACATTGACTGTTACAACTACTCCAAGTGGTACTGGTATCAACGTTGGATATGTCCTAAGCGGTACCGGTATTACTGCTGGTACATTTGTTGTTGGTGCATTGGCTAACAGCACACCGACAAGTGCAAGCGGTACATGGCAAGTTAGCACATACCATGCAGGTACTACAAGTATTAGTGTAACTGCTACTCCAATCGTGTTAACGATTTCAGGTGCTGTTAACAATACATTCATTCCAGGAATGAATATTAACAGTGGTACCTTACAAGGCACGTTACAAATTGTCGGAACCAGCGGACAATTCCAAATTGCTACAAGTGCTACAACACTAGTCATTGGACAGCTTGTATCAATATCAGGAACAATTAGTAATAGTCCACAAACATTGACAGTCTCGTCTGTTAGTGCTGGAGGCTTGTTTACTTGCAGTGCCGCTACACTAATTGTTGGCCAAACTGTAAACATCACTGGTAGTGCAGGTGGAAGCGTAACAATCACTACTGGTACGTATTATATTATTAATACTAACGGTTCAACAACATTTACCTTAAGTTCAACTTATGGTGGAAGTGCATATATTCCTGGCGGAACTCTTCCTAATGCTCCAACAGGATATACATTTAATAACCCAGCACCGGCAATTACTGGATACTCATCACCGAGTATGTATTTGATTAGTGCAACTAATGGCTCTACTACATTTACGTTAACTGCATTGAACGGGTCTCCATTGGTTACAGTTACTGGTACACCGACTGGACTTTCTACAATTAGTGCAAACAACTCTTTCCCAAGTGCAGGCGCAACATTCATCACAGCGCAGGCTACAAGTGGTACAGGTGCAGTTGGTAGTCAATCATATAGTTCGGGCGGTGCTCCTGGTGCGACAACTGTTACACTTGCGGCTGGCACAAGTTTTGCCACAGGACAATTATTCACTGGTACCGGTGTGTATGCTGACACATACATTACTAACGTAGCTGGTGCTGTAATTACAATCAGTCGTCCTTTCCATACCCAGGCTACTGGTACATATATTAGCTATGCTCCTGGTGGCGGCTCTGGTAGTGCTTACTATATCACACCAAGTCAAACTGTTGGTTCAGGTTATATTACCGGCCTAGCCTACACAGTGACAGCTGGCACAGGAACTACTCAGTTGACAAACACGCTAACTGGACAGTTTAATACATACATCACTGGACAAACAACTGCAACTAATAGTGCTGTGGTTACTGCTACATTTACTCAAGCGTCTACTGGTGTAAACACTATTGCATTAACTGTCTTTACAGTTGGCAGTATCAATACTGTTGCGGTTGGGCAGTTTGTACAACCTATTTCAGGCATACCAGTTAACACTTACATCACTGGTGTTAATACTATAACTGGTATTATAACAATCAGTAACAATACTACTGGTGCAGTTTCTGGATCAGCTAATTTATATGCCGCAGGAAATACTGGAACATACAGTTTGAATTTATCTACTGCTGTAGTTCCAAATGCAAGTAGCATTTCAGGTATTAGTTATAACCTAAGTGCGTCTCAGGCAAATACCAATAGTTCAAGCATTTCAGGATCTGTTAACGGAATAACTGTTTCCAATACTACAAGCAGTAGCGTAGGATTCGTTGCAGGTGCCGGAACTGTAACAAGTAATGTCTACACTTATATTACTGGACCAATCGGTCAAGCACTAAGCGGTGTACAAATTGCCAGTGCGGCAGGAACGTTTACATGTAATTCAGGTATAACAATTACTCCTGGACAAACTGTTACCGTTACTGGTACTGCAAGCGGTACTGGAGGTATAACAAGTTATACTTCAGGTAGTGTTTACTATGTTGTGGCGACTAACGGTGCAACAACATTTACTCTATCTACTACATCTAGTGGTAGTGGTATTACTACCACTACAAGTTTGACCTTCCCAGCAACAACTACTGGATTGACATTTACACTAGCTGGTAGTGGTACAGGTAGTACATGGCAAACAACAACAAATCAAATCAGTACAAACTTTGTTGTGTCTAGTACAACTATAACAGGAACAGCCAATCTTGTAACATTGAACAATATTTCAAATCTAAGTCCCGGAAACCAAATTGTTTTTACGACTCCAAGCGGTGGAACTGCTTTGGGGAATCTGGTATCTGGAACTACTTATTATATTTTAGATGTCGCAACCACTACTAATCAAATTAGTATTAGTCAATCTCGAGATGGTGCTGTATTCAATCCTGGAAGTGTTGCGGCTGGATTGATGACTTACTATACTCCAAACTTTACTTATAATACCAATTTTGCAGTTAATGGTTTTGTCAGTAAGGCACAAATTGGAACAACATCTACATATAGTGTTACCTTAGGATTGCCGTTAACTACTGCTCCTGCGACCAGCGCATATTATTACATAACTGGAAATACTAATTCATTATATAACGGATATGTATTATGTACCGCAAGTAGTACAACTAGTATTACATTGACTTATCCTTACGATCCTGGAACATGGAGTAGCACTACAACTACATTGATTACTCGTGAACCAACTAATGCTACAAGTACCACTAGCGGTATTGGTAAACCATTTAGTAATAGCACAGTAACCCAAACCAGCTTGCGTTTAGGTTATTCAGCTAATAGTGGAGCACAGATTACAGTTAAGATTAGTACTTGCCGTGCAACAGGACATGACTTTTTGAGTATTGGTACAGGCGGTTATAATACTAGTAACTATCCATTCCAAATCTACGGTAACCCTGCTATCCCTGTCGATGCAAGTAAACAGGTTAAAGAAGAAACTGTAGGTCGTGTATTCTACGTATCGACAGACGAAAATGGTATTTTCCGTGTAGGTGCGTTCTTCAGTGTTGACCAAGGTACTGGTACAGTTACATTCTCCGCTAGTATTGCGTTGAGTAACTTGGACGGTTTGGGATTCAAGAAAGGTGTAGTTGTTGCTGAATTCTCAACAGACGGTACAATGGCCAGCAACGCATCGGACATTGTGCCTGTACAATCAGCGATCCGTTCATTTATTGATGCACGTTTAGGCCTAACATATGGTGGCAGTCCGACTGCATTGAGTAACTTGATTGGTCCAGGCTTCTTGGCATTGGATGGTTCTTTGGCAATGAAGAACAACATCAACATGGCCGGTTTCAGTGTAACCAACTTGATTGCACCTGTTAACACAACAGATGCGGCTACTAAGGCCTATGTTGATAGTGCATCAGTTGGTTATAACGCATTAAGTAAATTAACCGACGTTACAACAACAAGCACAGCTTCTGGCAATACTTTAATTTACAACGGAACACGTTGGGTTAATGCCGCAAGCACTGGAGCGATTAGTATTAGTTACAGTAGCGGAATGATTACTGCTATCAATAGTAACTACGTTACCAACACAATGGTTAACTCTAGTGCGGCTATTGCTCAAAGCAAGTTAGCGATGACTGTTGCCAAAGGATTAGCATCTAATACTAGTGGTTCAGGAACGGCAGGTGCTATTGTACAAGCAGACTTAGGTCTAGCAGTTTTCAATAATAATCATTTTAGTGTTAGTGGAACTGGATTTGTTTCATATGTTACAAGTACAAGTACAACAACTGGTGTACCGTTAACTAGTATCCAACAAATACCAGCTGGTACACTATTGTATAATGCAACAGCTAGTGCGGCTAGTCCTACTGCGCAAACACCTGCATCGGTGGTTGGTGCGGCTGGTGGTATTCTAAACAGCAGTTTTGCCGCAAGCGGTGTAATGACTGTTACTTACAACGGAGTTAGTACCGCAGGAAATGCGTATAGTGTTGTTGGTACAAGTGTAGCAAATGCCGCAAGTGTATTAGTAAAATCTGACACTGACAAGAGTGTTGACGTAGGCAGTTTAAAAATTGCTGGATTTAATACATTCACTGTAGCTACATCAACATTGAATCTAAATACACCAGGCGGTATAACATTCTTAACTGCTACAGGTAGTACTACAGGTAATACTGTTATTTCAACTACTGGCACATTAGATACCAGTGGCGGAACATTAAAAGCTACGCAAATTACTACAGGTGCAAGCGCAACTACTGCAAGTATGACTGGTAAGTATCAGGTACAAAGCGGTAGTACTATTGACTTGTATACATATGGCGGTACGTTGTTAACTTCAACATTGTCAACAGGACTTGCAACTAACAGTGGTACTATTTTAGGTAATTGGAGTTTAAGTGGTGCAAGTCAATTGCAAGCTACTTACTCTGACTTAGCTGAGTGGTATCGTGCAGATGCCGAATACGAACCTGGAACAGTAGTTGTGTTTGGCGGTGATGCTGAAGTAACAACTACCGCAATGATTAACGATACACGTTGCGCTGGAGTTGTAACTACTGATCCTGCTTATATCATGAACAGCGATTTAGAAGGTACAAGAGCTTGTCTTGCACTAGCAGGTCGTGTTCCTTGTAAGGTAGTGGGTCGTGTCAAGAAAGGCGACATGCTGACTACCAGTGCAACTCCAGGTTATGCTGTCAAGGCGTTGAATCCAACACTAGGTGCTATTATTGGTAAGGCATTAGAAGACAAGGATACTGGCGAAGCTGGTGTAATTGAAATTGCCGTAGGGAGAATATAATGAGTAAGTTAGTTATTAATACCGGTGCTAGCGACAACGACAAAACAGGCGATACCTTACGTACTGCTTTTACCAAAGTAAACACAAACTTTACCGAATTATATACCGCATTAGGAACAGTACCTAACGGTACTAAAACGGCAACAGCAACTGGTACTGCTGGACAAATTAGCTACGATGCAAACTACATTTATATTTGTACAGCAACAAACACATGGAAACGTGCGGCGTTAACTGGCGGCTATTAAAATACGGTAAATACTAAAAGAGATTAAACATGACAACAGTACAACAAATTAACCTAGGTAGTTACCCTAACGACGGAACGGGTGATGATTTACGAACTGCATTTGAAAAAGTTAATAGTAATTTTAACTTGCTTTTCAGCGAATCAAATGTAACTACTGGTATCAATCTAGGTGGCGGTACTGGGATTTTATATCAAAAAAATTCATCAACGTTGAACTTAGAATTTAAAACTCTTACTAGTGTAGATAACTCTATAGTTTTTAACAGTAACAACTATACTGTTGATCTTCTTGCTAAAACCGTATTACAGCATGACCTTACTCCTAGATTAGGGGCGAATTTAAATCTTAACGCATTTAACGTCTATGGTGGAGATGCGCAAACTACAGTCTACGGACTTGATTTTCCGGTGGCGAATAATATAATTTCTGCACTAGTTAATAGCAATAATTTGGTATTAGACATGGGGTCATTTGATGCGCCGGTTGGTTATCAACATTTTCCAAGAAGCGGATACAATATAGATTTTAACGGAACTGGAGTCGGTAGTGGGCTAGTAAGCCCGCTAGTTAATGATTATGATTTTGGTTCACTAGCTGTACAAAATAATTTACAAGTAGGCGGATCATATTTAACGCTGGGTGGCAACCTTGTAACAAGTGGTGGAAACATTACATTCAATGCAAGCGGAAACATATCAGTTACACTGCCAAGCTCAGGTACATTATTAAGTTCTACTAGCAAACTTAGCGCCTTGGCTTCAACTACAAGTGCAGAATTAGCAACTATTATAAGCGACGAAACTGGATCAGGTAGTTTAGTGTTTAATAATAATCCAACGTTATCCGGCGCTGTTAGTCTAGCATCATCGGCGTATATATTATTTTCAGACGGTAGTAGACTGTCTAGTGCTGCCGGAATTGCCGGAGGATCTAATAGTACTCTAAAAAATGGTCCTTACACTCTTACCTTAGACGGTAGTGGTATCTTAAACTTACCAGTTAGTCTACGTTTCCAAGACGGCACGGTGATGACTAGTACGACAAATATTATTCCCGGCCAACTTAATCAAAGCGGAAAGTTTTTAACTACTAACGGATCTGCTGTTAGCTGGGCAACAATTCCAGTTGTTGCCGCTGATGCAGGAACATTGACCGGTACTACATTAAATTCAACCGTGGTTAGTTCAAGTTTAACTAGTGTTGGCACATTAACAAGTTTAACTGTTAGCGGATCGATAACAGGAATAGCGGCGACTGCTACTGGTACCAGTACAGCTTCGAGTTTAGGCTACTTAGGTATGCCGGTTAATAGTCAAAGCGGATCAACTTACGCAGTAGTAGTTGGAGATTTAGGCAAAGTAATTTATTTTTCAGCAACCTGCACAGCAACGATTCCAGCAAGTTTACCAATTGGTTCAAGTATTGCATTTGTAGCAGGCACAGGTGCAACAGTTACAATAGCACAAGCATCAGATAGTATGTACTTAGGAGGAACAGGAACTACAGGTTCACGCACATTGGCGGCTTATGGAATGGCTACAGCAATTAAGATGGCCGCAACTGTGTGGTTCATCAATGGTACAGGACTAACCTAAAATGGCATTAAACATTTGGACTAAACCTAGCGGTACTAGTTTAGGCACTATACAAGAACAAGTAACTGTATTTGTTCCGTTGCCAATAATACCATCAGTAGCCTTCAATGGAGTTCCTCCTCCTAGTTATGATGGGTCTGGACATCACCCAACAGTACCATTAAGAAATTCTGCTGGTAGTGCATTTGCCCGATACCCAGTAAACAGCTATACAGATGGCTTACATGCTATGCGTACTGATCTAGCCAATGCTCGCACAGTTAGTAATTTAGTAGTATGGGATCAAGTAAATGAAGGTGAAACTGCTGATCCAACTGGCTATAGTGGATTTATGTACGCATGGGGTCAATTCATAACTCATGAGCTAGCTAGTGAAAGAACTGGCGGTGCTAATATCGATGTTATAGTTCCAACAGGCGATACTAACCTAACACCAGGTAGTCACATACCGGTAAATCGTGCGCAAGTTGCGCCCGGTACAGGCATCAATGGGGTTGCCGCACTGCCGATCAACGACGTAACAGGCTGGATTGATGGTAGTGTAGTTTATGGTATTGCATACCCGCCCGGTGTTGTGCCGGGTAGTGGATTTACTAACCCAGTATTATTGCGAGAAGGCGGTTCAATCGCCACTACTGGCAAATTGTTAACATCTAGCAACGGACAATATGGTCCCATTGTTAATGGATCATTTTTGTTTGGAGATCCCCGTGGAACTGAAAATCCGGATTTAACGTCTATACAAACATTATTCATTAGAGAACACAACTGGCATGTTGATCAGTTACGTGCGGCTAATCCATCTTGGACGGGTGAACAGTTATATCAACGTGCCCGCAATATTGTTATTGCAGAAGAACAAGTCATTACTTACAAAGAATGGTTACCAAAGATTATCGGTAATGATGCGATATCTGCTTACACTGGATTTAAACCTGAAGTCGATGCAAGTATAAAAATAGAATTTGCTGCCGCGGCACTACGCTTTGGCCATAGCATAGTGTCTGGCGCACAAGATCGTGTAGATGAAGCGGGCAACATTACAGAATCTTTAACTTTAGGACAAGCGTTTTTCTTAACACCTGCACAGTATGAACGCAACGGTGGCGCAAACGGATTCTTAAGAAAATTAGCCAGCGATATATCTAACAAATTAGATGTATACATTATTGAAGACTTACGTAACTTGCTTAACGATCCTCCGGCAGCGTTAGATCTTGCCGCAACAAACATACAACGTGGGCGTGACTTAGGTCTTCCAAGTTTAAATCAAATGCGTATAGCATTAGGATTTTCAGCATATACTAGCTTTAGTCAAATTACTAGCGATGTAACTGTAGCCAATGCATTACAGTCAGCTTATGTTAATATTAATGACATAGATTTATGGGTTGGCGGTCTTGCAGAGGATCGCTATCCAGGAGCAATGGTAGGTCCAACATTCCGTGCCATCATAGCAGATCAAATGAGTCGATTACGAGATGGCGATCAATCTTGGTATCAAAATCAACCATGGAATCCAACAGATTTAACCTGGATTAATAACACTACTTTATCTGATATAATTTTACGTAATACTGATACAGTACACATGCAGACTGATGCATTTGTAGCAGTAGAACGTGCAGACCTTATTTCAGGCGCTGTTCCAAGCATAGTTGCTCGATCACCTAGCACTAGTCCTCCTCCATTGTCCGATACTGCCGAAATAACATTTACGGTGATTAGTGGAGCATTACCCGATGGGTTATATTTAAAGGGTGCTAGTATAATTGGTAGTCCTTATATAGTTGCGAATCAAACAAAATCGATATTTTGTATACGTGCTAGCAATGGGTCTAGTGTATCAGATCGTACATTTTCAATTGATGTACTTGGTTATAATCCGCCTACATTTGTCACTCCGGCAGGTTATTTGCCGGTTGGTCCTAACGATCAATTATATACTATCGATCAAACATATATTGAATATCAATTAGAGGTAACTGATTTAAATATTGCACTTGGAAACAAAGTAAACTTTAGTATTTTATCAGGTGATGGAAAACTTCCGCCGGGCCTTACATTAAGCCCAAGTGGTTTAATCAGTGGGTTTATTCAGCCAGCGCCTGTAATTAGCGTTAATGCAGGTGTAGGAAGTTTTGATAGTGTAAGATATGATGGTAATCCCTACGACTTTGGTCTAGTTCCAACAAACGGTTACGACAGCTATGCATACGACGATGTCATTTTTGACTATTTTACTCCTACACTAGTTCCACAATCTCTTAGTTTAAATTATGTGTTCAGGGTCACAGCAACAGACGGACTAAACTATTCTCAAAGAATTTTTAAAATATTTGTTGCAGGATCTGATGAATTTAGAGCAGACAGTACAACTCCAGATGGTAAGGCCGATGGGTTTACTGCTGATAGTACCTACGTCAGAAGACCAGTATGGTTAACTGCAAGTAATCTTGGATTATTTCGATCAAACAATTACCTAACCGTTACCGTGGCGTTGTACAATGACTACAATGTTGTGTTTAGATTGGATGCAACCAATCATGAAACTTATGCTGTTGCATATCAGATTAGTAATTCGGATAACGTAAAAAGCAGTCTAACAGTTACCATAGAGCATGTTTCTGTTGCTCCGTTAGTCGGACAATATTTTACATTAAATTATTTTGTAGCAAATGCTACTGAACAACTGTATAAAATAGTTCAAGTTACTCAATTGTCCAATACCCGATACCGTGTAATTATCGATACCCCGTTACTAGTTTCTATACCAAATAATACAGCATTTTATATAGGTACACTGAGTACATTGCCCAATGGCGTTAGTTTTGATGCGCTCACAGGAGACATTTATGGCTTAGTGCCGTATCAGCCTGTGGTTACTGAACAGTTTACTTTTACTATTACTGCTTCTCGGCCCGGTGATACTGCCGACGAGTTAGTCAGCAGTAGCAAAACTTTTAGTCTAATCGTACTAGGATCGGTTAATAGTATAATTACTTGGAATAGTCCAGATATATTAGGAACCATTGATGCTGATTATATTTGTACACTTAGTCTAAGTGCTAGTACAAATATTAGTAATGCAGTCGTGAATTACAAGATTATTCCAAAACCTAATCAATCACTACCGCCTGGTATTAGCCTAGTATCAGATGGAGAACTAACTGGTGTAGTGAATCAGTATTATAATTCAGCTACAAATTCTGCAGGATTGATTAATTTTCTAAATACTTCATTTGATTCAGGGTTAACTACCTTTGATCGTAGATATACTTTTACTGCGCAGGCGTACGATCAATATGGATATAGTGCGTTAACTAAAGAGTTCACTGTAATTGTCGATACTCCAAATACATCTGCGTATAATAATATTACTGCTAGACCATATCTTATTCCGGCACAACGTAGTAGTTTTCACGAGTTTATTAATAATACTAAGATTTTTGCTTCGGAAAATATTTACAGACCAAACGATCCAAACTTTGGCATACAAACCAATTTAACTATGCTAGTATATGCTGGTATCGAAAATAAAGAAGCCGCGGCCTATGTAGGCGCCATGGGGCTTAATGTCAAGCGCAAACGTTTTCAATTCGGAAGTTACAAAACTGCCACAGCGTATGACCCTGTGACCAACTTACCAGTTTACGAAGTAGTGTATGTACAGATGATTGACCCAATGGAGCCTAATGGAAAATCGCTTCCGTCAAGTATTAAAACAGCAAGCCTAGAACCGGAAACTATTACTGCGGACACTAGTAATTCCATTTGGAGTAGATTGTCGTCGGATTTATCTTCGCCTAACCCGGTTGCTTCTAGACCAGATTATAATATAACAATAGATAGCACTGGATACCAAACTAGCAATCCAAATACCAATACGTACTATCCAAGTAGTATAACCAACTGGCAAAACAGATTAAAAAATGTCGGAGCAAGTGAAAGAAATTATTTGCCGCTTTGGATGCGCAGTATACAAGCAGGACAAAAAGAACAACTAGGATACATTCTAGCAGTACCGTTGTGTTTTTGTAAAGTTGGAACTAGTGAAACTATCCTGTTAAATATCAAATATTACAGCGATTTTGACTTCAAAACCCTCGATTTTACCATCGATAGATTCACATTGACATCTCTTGCTGGCTACATTAGCGATAAATACCTTGTATTCAGAAACGATAGGATAACCGTATGACAAGTGCAATTAACTACTCAGCAATAAACACAGCTTACCCGGTAGCGGGTCAGGACAATAATAGCCAAGGATTCCGTGATAATTTCACAGCAATCTCAGTAGGATTATCGACTGCCAAAACAGAAATCAGTGCATTACAACAAAATGCAGTATTAACACAAGATTTGGCTACTAGCTCTATTCCTGTAGTGAACAACCTACTGGGCAGTACAATATCAAACGGTTTAGTTAGCCAACTCAATCCAGTATTTTATAATTTAGGAAATATCACAAGTGCAGGATCGTTAATTAATATTAACAACGGACCTGTTCAACAAGTTAGACTAACAGGCAGTGCTACGTTAACTTTTTCAAACTGGGGTCCTGCTGGGTCTTACTCAGTAGCACGATTAATTATTTTTGCAGATCAATCTGCAAGTAGAACTGCTACACTAGCTACAACAAATTCTGGAGTTATGCGTACAGCCACTGGATGGGTTGGCGGCACTAACCCGATTACAGTTGTTTTGGGTACTAATAATTTATTCCAAGTAATCGAAGCATGGACTGTAGATGGCGGTGCTCATGTATATTTGAAAAATATCGGCGAATACAGCGGAATATAATGCATCCATTAGTAGGTAGTCTTTCGGAAATAAAAACCACAGAGTTGGAAAGTAAGATCACGGATCTTACTAAAAAATACTTTATGACCGGAAATATGGATGCACAACGCCAAATTGGCATGGTGCTCGACTCTTATAAGACCGAACTGAACCGCAGACACGAAGAAGCTTTGGCAAAAGTAATGAGTGATAAAAACCTTGACAAATTAGTCAAAGTCAACTAAAATATAGGCTATGCGCCTAGATCAATTCGGTAATCCTATTTTTAATTCACAAGACATTTTTAAATTCCTATACCAAGGAAAGATTTCTAACCTTAAAGAAGTTACAGTAGATTACAGTGACGAAATTGAGCAGTTAGAACGTACTGCTGGGTTTAATTTTCAAAGATTCAACGAACAGTTAGATCAAATCGATGTTAAAGATTTCGATCAAGCATTACAATGCGACTGGTTTATGCCCGAAAAATATCGCAACTTCAATATTGAAGAATATTGTATAAGTCGATGCACGACTCCAGAACAAATTAGTCGAGTTAAAGAAGAAATGGCCGAATACCAAATACGCGGAATGATGCCATTATTGCAATGGACCAAGCATTTCGTGGATACTTGTAACGAAAACGGTATCGTCTGGGGTGTAGGACGCGGGTCTAGCGTAGCCAGTTTTGTGCTATTTTTGCTAGGAGTGCATCAGATAGATTCAGTCAAATATAATTTAGACTGGCAGGAATTCCTGAGATAAGTAATATTGTAATCAAGGAGATTAAAATGACCGTATATAAAACAGCTAAAGGTAGACCCATTGATATGGGAAAACTTATGGGACAAAACGAGTTACTTCCAGCAGTTGGCAATGCCAAAGTAAATGCTCGTGGTGATAAATTAGGACCAAACGGCAAGATTATTCAAAAGCGTGAAGAACGCTATGCTGAAACTGGAGTTCCTAATCAAGTTAATGTGCCAGTTGCACCGGCAGTAACTAACACAGTTAAGGCGGCACCTGCAAAGAAAGACATTACTAATCAAGATCCTGAGGGAAATGAATGATTAATAAAGTAACAGGTAAACTAATTCCAATACGTGATAATGTATTAATCACAGATATGGATTTTGGCGAGCAAAAAACTGCCGGCGGACTTGTACTATTAAGTGACGATGGTAAGGCAGAAGGTGTTAGACACCGTTGGGGTCGAGTTTGGGCAATTGGGCCAGAACAAAAAGATGTTAAAGTAGGCGAATGGATACTACTTGAACATGGCCGTTGGACTCGAGGCGTCACAGTAGTAGATGAAAACGGTGACGAGATTATTATCCGTAGAGCCGATATCAACGCTATTCTAGCAGTATCCGACGACAATCCAAATCAAATTATTTACGGATCACATAAGACAGTTACACATGCAACTATCGATCCAAGCACATTCATGCAACGATCATTTTAATTGATTCGAGCAACAGGCCTCTAGACAAGGCCTGTTTTCACCTGTATAATAAAGAAAACTGAGGAATGCTATGAAAGAATTGTGGGTTGAAAAATATCGTCCGTCGACTGTCGATGGATATGTGTTCAGGGATAATCATCAACGCGAGCAAGTTAAAACTTGGATCAAAGAAAAATCAATTCCGCATTTGCTGTTTAGCGGTAGTGCAGGCATTGGAAAAACCACTCTAGCTAAAATATTGTTTAACGAATTAGAAGTTAACGACTTAGATATATTGGAAATTAACGCAAGCCGTACTAACTCAGTCGACGACGTTAGAGATAAAATTATCAATTTTGTCCAAATGATTCCGTTTGGAGATTTTAAAGTTGTACTATTAGACGAAGCAGATTATTTGTCGCCAAACGCACAAGCGGCGCTTCGTGGTGTTATGGAAGAATATCACACTACTGCAAGATTTATTTTAACTTGCAATTACCCTAATAAGATTATTCCGGCAATCCATAGTCGGTGTCAGGGTTTCCATGTGGCAAAAACTGATCAAACAGAGTTTACTGCCCGTGTTGCAGAGATTCTTATTAGCGAAAATGTTCAATTTGAAATCGACACATTGGATAGTTTTGTAAAAGCAACTTATCCAGATTTACGTAAGTGTATTAATACTGTACAGATGAATAGTGGGGACGGTGTATTGCATAGTCCAGAGAAAGGAGATACTGGCGAAGCAGACTATAAGTTTAAAATGGTCGAACTATTCAAATCTGGCAAGATTTCAGAAGCACGTAAACTGTTATGTAGTCAAGCTCGTCCAGAAGAAATGGATGAGATTTATCGTTGGTTATATGATAATGTTGAAATATTTGGAGAAGAAGTTAATCAGAATAAAGCTATCCTTATTATCAAACAAGGACTAGTGGACCATACGCTAGTTATTGATCCAGAAATTAATCTTGCGGCAACATTAATTAGGTTAGGTAATTTATAAACAAAAAGGGCTCCTAAGAG